AAAACATACGGCCGCCACAACAAGCGTCAAGTATGGATGTTGGGGTAGTTTTCATTTCTCCTCCGGCTCCTTAATCCGTACAAGGCGGCATTTTGTAATATATGTCCCCATAAGACTTGTCCTATCGCCAGTCTCTAAGGATCTAAGCGCCGGTAGTCCCACGCCACACATCTCTACAATCTGGCAGACGATGTTAATTTTGTTGCCAGTCTCCGCATCTGTATAGATAACCAAAACATAATCGTGCATCCGCAACTTGTCATCATCGCCTATTTCCCAATCGTCGTAGGTAAAATGGCTCAAAACCAGGTCACAACACTCTGCATGGTTATAGTTGTAGCTGCTATGGTCTAGCGGTTCTTTAACGTAATCGTCCCATAGCGGCTGGCCGCAGTTGTGGCACTCTGGACGGCCAGCGCAATAGCACAGATCGTGTCCATCGTTGCATGACAGCGCGCGAGGGTCGCCTGGTAGCTTTAAGTCGGTCATTTCTCCTCCTCCAGTAACTCAGGATTTTCGTGGATATTACCTACAGCTTTTACACTAAAAAAGTCTGACTGAGCCACCAAGGCGATACTGTTCACCGCTTCGTCTAACTCTGGTTTTAGATTAAATGCAGGATACTTCTCATCGCCGCACCATTTAACTACGTGTATTGTAGGTTCTGTCCAATCGCTATGTTTAACCTCTACAATATCTTCTGCATAAATATTTTTATTATTTTCGTCTTTCAAACTTATAAACTTCTCAATCGCCAGCCGTCCCTCAATCGGAGTCGGCTCATTGTCGCCCTCAAGCTTTGCTGAGATAAGTTTGTCGCCTTGCCAATGCAGGGATATGACTTTTCGCATGCGTTTTTCTAGGTTATCCCAAGCTCTGAATTTTATTTCATGCATTAGATCTCCTCCTCTCTAACCATCGCTTGACAAATATATTCTCTGAACTCTGCGATGCCCCCCCTGCGGTATCCACCCCTCTGATAAAAGTTTGTTCACTTTGTCGTGTAAATCAGGAAAATTTGTAGCGCTAGCTATTATGTATTTGATCTTATAAACTTTAGGTGGTTCGTAATCAATTCTTAGCATTTTAGACTTCTTTCCCATTCTTAAAACATTTATTTTGACCAACCACCCCGCCGAGCGATTTACAACGAGCCGACAGCTCAGATTGCTTGTCCAAATCGTAGCTGCTTATACTGGAAGTTAGCCCAAGTAGTAGAGCAAAAACTACTAAACTCAGAAAAGCGATTACAGCAGTTTGGGCTGATTCGCTATTACTTTTTGTCATCTTCACCCTCGTTACTTGTCGGCTGGTCGGTCTCTATGACTTCGATGTTATTAATATTGATAAACTCCGCTCCACAAGCTGCGGCTACTTGACGGTATCTGTCTTCAAAGACGCCGTCACCAAGTTCTATGGTTTCAAGTATTACATCGGCGTATTCGTCTGGCGAAGATAATAGTATTGCTTTGGTGTTATAGCCACCATTACTAACGTAAATCAGCTTTTTAGGATAGTACCCATTGTTTGTCATAGCACATCCTCCGCCTTGATAACCTCTGCATCACCAACCTCATCATCTGACGCTTCTAACGAGCCCCCGACATTATAATCCCAAATCTCGTCAAAATTGATGGTTGCGACGTTTGGCCCCTCTTGGATATATTTATTAGTAGCCTCTTCTGCTTCTTGATAGTCATCAGCTTCAACAAAGATAGTTCCTCTAACTGTTTGCATAACTTCTACTTCGTAAATCATTGACATCTCCTTTCTGCTTTACGCTTATCTAATGGGGTGCGGGCATAACGGTTAATAAGTTCATAGAGACTTAAATGTGTGGGATTTTTACAGTTTAGATTATCGTAGCATGTGTCTACTTGGAGTGGCCGATGAAGATTAACACCAGCAATTGGGCAACCATTATCTTCGATGTATAAGTTGAACGCACCCCTCTTATGTCTAAATCCAAGCTCCTCTACCTCGCGTATAAAATCTTCTGTTGTGATGTGATCAGTCATTACGCTCTCCTTAGCTACCTCTTAAGATAATCTTTTTACCGTCTTTGAGTTTGAAGCCGCTTCTAGTAGTGCCGTCAAGACGTAAACAGCCATACTCAAACAGATAGTTGAACACTCTACCAAGAACCAAGGCGTAGCAGCCATCATCAAGACCAATTTGGTCTGCAACGTATTGTTTAGAATCTTGGTTGTACGGTATGTCAGGCTTTAAGTTCCAAACTCTCTCACCAATCTTCTCTTCAGCTATTTGCTGAATCTCAACTAATGCGTCTGCCAGGTCATCAACATTGGGTATCTCTACTTCAAAGTACCTATCTTGGTCATCATAAGTGCCAGTATGTCGATATTTACGAGCTAGTTTATCAAGAGGACCAACCGAGAAATCTCCGTAGCCATTTGATAGATAAAGCTCTTTACCGTCATCTGCTTGTATTGTTATTCTGAATCCCATATTTTACTTTCCCCGTGCGCACAAAATTAATCGTAGTGTGTTATATTCATTTGTTATCCTTATGTTGAAAATATGTAAAGTACATGCATGTTGTTTACATATTTTACCCGTAGAGCGTGTTTTTTAGATAAAACGCTCTACTGGTTCAACCGCATAACTGGTTGGCTATATAAGGTGATGATTTGCCGAGAGGCTTCAATCCTTCACGCGTTAGCAATAATGCTACTGTAGCGTCGTTTCAGTACTCGTATAGTCACATCACAATTTCCGAGCAGCTTTCCATTTTTCATACGGTGCTTTTGGTCAGCTGCCTCGCGACCTGCTGCTTATAGCGTCTATCTATTCCGCCACTTATATAGCCAGTTAGCAACACAACGGCTATCGACACCTGCTACGATTACTTTCGCAGTCCAGAATTTCTTGTGTTGCCAGTTGATAGCACCAAATGATAGTTGTTTTCATTTTTTTCGGATGGTTTAGAATAGCTCGATAAAAATAAAAGTGTATTGGTGCTATCAGTTGAACAGACGATACACGTTACATAGCTCGCTAGAAAAGCCGAGCAACGTTTCACCTCAACGGAACTACGAAAGGTAGCAGCCCCAGTGCATATCATCTGTCCAGTTATGCGGTTGAATTGTTAATGTTCTAAACCATTTTTCCCAAGTGGGGAAATTGGTTTTTACAGGGTACAATTTGTACCCGATTAGTTTAATTCTACCCAGTTTATTGACATATCGCAGGTCATTAGCAAGTGGCGTTTACCTATTACCCTTTCTTAATTATTTATCCTATTGCGCACAAATCTCTATCAGAACTTTTATAATAGCTGCTATTAGTGCAACGACCGCCACTAATATTAAAATTGCGATAGCTCCAAGCAATACTGCGCCAATCCAAGAGACTACTGTCATCGCCGACATTCTTCTTGTTCTCCTTTCTTAATTCCAAAATAAATCAACCAGTCTTTCTTGTTCTCTTTGATAGACCTTTCGGCTTCTCCCTTGGTCTTATAGCGTACAGATTCACCAGCGTCTTCGAAATTAACATATTGCGCGAACATCTCGTGGTGTCGGTAGTTATAGACAACAATCCACCCGCCATTGTCGTCCTCAAAGTCTGGCTTAAACGTTGACGTTCGACGTAATCTGACTTCAGCTAGCTCACGGTCGCGGGCTTTTTCGCACTCTTCTTTGGTGCGATAGGTTCTACCCATTTCATAGCGTGCGGTATCCCAATAGCCGCCAGTATAAACATTATGGCTAATTCCTCCGTCTGAATGGAAAGACCAATATTCCTCACCTATTACGGGCTTCCAGTGAATACTATCTGTTGGTTCTTGGATTTCCTCAAACCAGTCGTCAAAATTGTTAAGAAAATAATTATATTTGATACCAAAATTGACCTTATCTTCGCCGTCTTTTACTCGTTTCTTAATCTCTAGATAATCATAATCTGACAGACCATCTTCGCTCTTATGAGTTACTCTTTCAAACATCTCACCAGCTTTCGCGTAGGGCAGGTCTTTAAGCAGCTTATATTTCTTTACTCCTTAAAATAGCTCCAATTGCGTGGCATAAATTGCACGATTAGCTAATATCTGATTGATTCGATGAATTGTGTGTTCACTCTCGTTCAGGTCGTTTAACGCACCCTCTTTCATCTCTAGCAAATCTGTAGTGCTGACCTCATCTAATGATTGATAGTCATCCTCGTAATTAGGGCTTACTTCTCTTTTCATGTGTCATCCTCCCTAAATTCTTTTAGCCATTCTTTGTCTTGTTTAGCTATGTTGTATTCTGAGATAACTACGAAAATTATGAGCAGCAGTAAGAGTATTGCCCCAAAAAGTATATTTCACATCTCGCTCCTTTCTATAAATTATTGTTATAACTCTATACTATCAAACCATAAGCTAATTGTCAAGAACTAAATTGGAATTAAAACACCCTTATCTAGTCTCATCTCATAACTATAATCAGGTTTTGGTGTAAACCTAGACTTGCGCAAGGTAAGTTTAAGCGCACCAGAACCCATATTGTCGCTATTGTCCTCTACCTCGATTACTTTGGTGCCTGCCTGTGCGATAGAACCAGAGCCAACAATTTTTGACATGCCCTTCGCACCAACAGATTTGTTGACGTGGCTCACCAAGATAATCGTCTTGTTGATTTTCTTCATCAACTGGTTCAGCTTCTGCATGAATATTCGCTGGCTGGTGTATTCAT